CATGATATTTTCCTGTTTTGCTAACCACGTTAGGTCGCAAACTTGATTCACACATTGCTAATGATTTCCAAGGCTCAGGTAAATCATCAGGTGCAGGTGCAGCTAGTAAAAGTATTGTCATCAGAATCCCGGTGTAGTCCATGGATCGTCCTCTCCACCGGCAGCTTGTATTTCAGCTGTTTGATGGCTTTGTGGTATCCCTGTTTGCCATGCACTAATGTTATCCCCTAAATGGCCTGCTTTATGGTCATCAAATAAGGGTCTTACATCAGCAAATGTCAAGTTACTGTCTGGAACAATGCGTTTGTCTTGTTTGTTTAATGCAAATCGAACAAATGCATTGTGTCCTGTTTTATCGTCCAAGCGTTTTTGTACGCCAAGGAATGTGTCAAGAATTGAAAGCAGATAACCAATCTGTTTAGGTGTGGCACGCTTTTCAGCACTCGCATTATAGCCATCACTTATGACATCTGTTTTAGTTCTAAACTTTAACGGTGTCACATTTGTTTCAGTTGGGTATGCACCAAGTTCTGCACCCAAATTGGCTTTAGCCATTTCTTCCCTTGATGGTCTTTGTTCTTGGCCCTCAATTTTGCCTGGGAATATGTAGTTTGCTAATGCCCTGAAGATTGCAGATGATTCACAGTTTTCCATTGCGTTGCGAGCATTAACACCTTTTGCTTCTGTGTGTTCATCAGCTAAACCTGTAGACACTTGCCTGTCACCAACAAAGATTTTGGCTCTGACAATGTAATGACCTGTCTCAGCTTTGATTAGTTCTGTTTCAACACGTCCATCATCTTTATGCATTTCCCAAAAGCGTTTAAGTCTTTCAGCCCCTGGTTCATAGTTGTCTAGATTAAAGAAACCCATCTATTCTCCCTGTTTGATCTTAATTATTTCCTTTTCATCAAATCGTCTGTGACCACTAGGTAGCACTTTGGCTTTGATGATTTTGTTATCGGCCCAACGCCTAACAGTTCTCTCACTAACATGCAAGAGAAGTGCAACTTCACTTGTCTTAAGCATTTGACCCATAACTGATATTAACACAATGTCGGCCAAGTCGGTCAATCTTTATTTAGGGTGTGTCTAACCCCACTCTTGCCCATCTGCAATAAATTTCCCTTTGTTGTTAATAGGTACAAGTTGAGGCACAACATGATTATCTTGTACATACAACATGCCAAATCCTTGTTGCCAGTTAGCAGCCTTTTCTTTAATGTATGAAGCACCAGATGAACGCAAGTCCATGAGGTTGCCTACCTCCATGCCCCAGATGGTGTTTAGACGGCCACCAAAGCCCCTAGAAGCACTTGAGATGCCTTGCCTATGGGTATGACCTATAACGCAATTCTGTCCTGTCCTGAGTGCCAAATTTAGTCCTGTCAATCCTGCCGTTGTATACATGCGCCCCTCATCACCATGACCCATCAAAACACCAGGTGCAATAAAGTCCATGTGACGTTGGTAAGTAATTTTAAGCTTGTCTAATCTTAAAAGATTTTCAATCCTTAAAGCTGTGACAGATTCAAAAGCTGGTGCGTTCTTGTAGATGTACTTTTCAATTCTTTGGCTGTGATTAGATCGCTGTAGCACAAATGGCTTTTTGTTACCCACAGCTTCCCTAAAATCTTTCAACACATTGTGGGCTGTTGTGAAATCTTTTTGTAGTGTTCTTTCAAATTCTGCTCTTGTGCCTTTATTAAATGCACCTAACTGTGGAACATCTACTTCATCACCTACACAGAACAGGCCATCTACTTTTGTCTCAAATATAAAATCTTGTAGGGTTTCAACGTTTCTTTTGTGATGAAACGGAATTTGCAAATCTGAAATGATTACGTAACGCTTAATCACTTACCTCTTTTTCTTGAGGTCGATCACATCACTCCATATCATATCAGTTCTAGTCTGCAATTTTGTGATTTCAATTTTCATATCATTCATCTTGTCCATAAGTGATGACCCACCATTTGGAAATAAGGTTTGTTTTATTTTTGTTTGCATCACCACAAGGCGAATCATCAACACAAGTATAGTTGCTGCAAGGCTTGTTATTGCTGTGATTTCGTTGATGCTCATCTGCCGTCATGCCAATCAGGATCATAAAAATCATCATCATCAGGGTCACCAGGTTGTGCTGAGTATTCAAAGTTTCTGTTTGCAAAATCAATCATTCCCATTGTGGTGTATTCGGGCATACCGGGTGCACCAACAATTCTTAATTTCTTGATGCCTTTACTGTTGTACGTTTCTAAAAGGACAACATAACCTGTCACAAGTTCGCCCTGGTCATGAACAACATTGATCATGTTTACTAGCTGATGGGCCATAACATCAGGGACATCAACCTTGCGTTTCTCAGACATTTAGATCAACACCATTGAGTTTGTTTGTCCAACCAAGATATTTTGATTTCCATTTATCTTGTACGACTGTGTAATAGATTAAGCCTATTTTGTTTTTGTCAGGTAAATCAGTACTCCACACATAGCCAGGCTTATGAGATTGAATTGCAACATGCCCATACTTGCCACCTTTCCAGAAGTGTGTTGCCCCTAGTGGTGCTTTCATAGGATCAGTAAATCTGTTTTTCTTAGGTGTGTTATCCCAAGCAAGAATGGCACTAGGATATTTTGCTGGTAGTTTCCAAGCTTGTCTGCAAGTCTTTAGACATAATCCTTGGACATTTGTTTTGCCCTCAATATGCCATGTTTGCATTTGGTCGGCTGCATCTTTGCCTGACCACATAACTATTGTTCCTTAGATTCGCTTACGTTGATGTTGCCAAAAGTTCCATCATTAGGGTTTAACCAACGCAACAGCACCGGTAACACAGCAGCTAATCCTGCTGATAATAATAGTTTTGGATCTGTGACTCCTGCAAGATAACAAGCTATTGCAGCTGCTAAGAATGAACGGCCATATGAAGCCAGTATTGCTTTGTAGTTTGTCATAAGATTGCGTCCAATTCTGCTTTGGTAAGTCCTGCAATGTCTGCAAGTTTTTTTAATGCGCTATCACGTGAATCTTGTTTAGTTTTTAGTTCTGTTTCAAATAACGCTTTTGCGTCTGTTGAGGCTTTTCTGTCTGCTAAAAATGCTTCTTTGTCAGCACCAGTTAATTCAATAACTTTGTCATCTATTCCAATAAATACTTTACTTGTTGAAGCCATAAACAGCCACCGTTCCTCCAAAAGTTCCACTATCTGCTAACAAAGTAAATCCTGTAAATTGTGTTGTTGAATTTTGAAATCCACAGCTTGTTTGCATGTACAAAGTTGCTCCTAATAAGGCTTCACCGATGTTTGTATAGGTTGTAACTTCTGCTTTGTTTGGGGAATAAAAAATCATATCAGCACATGCGTTTTGTGGGTTTGCTGTTGTAGAATCTACAACGTAAATTTCATCAGTACCAAAAGCGTCCCTATTTGCTGAAACACTTGCACCTTGAGCAAACATTCTTTGTGTGCCATAATTTGCACTTGTATCAGTTCCTGAAAGTCTTAAACGTAAACTTATTACAGGACCAGCACCACTAGCCGTAATGCTTTTAAAAAGAATTCGGTAATTGTCGTAGTTGGTACTAAACACATCATTGATTGATTGTGATGAAACACCACTAAAAGTTGTTGCGCTAATTAAAACTAAACCAGTTTTGGCATCAATCTGGGTTGCCATTGAACCCATATTTGTTGCTCCGTCTTTAACTAAATCTGTGCTGGCTGGATACGGAATGGCCATTTTTGTGGAAGTAGGCATCTGTTAATTAACTCCTAATAAAGCGTTTTGCCAAGTAAGTTCTGGGTCTAGTGTATTCCATGCTTCAGCAGAATAAACATCTTGCCACGCCACAGCCACAGCTGAAAATGTTACATCTGAAACATTTAGATCAAGCCTGGCACTAAACCTGTTGATTGTCCAGGTCCAGCCCTCAACGTATCCAAAGAAATCGTGGGCATACAAATTGCTTGGGAAGTTGGTAATTGATAAAGGCATACCAAAGAACACACCTACAAGGGCGTTTAGAAGTGTTGATGTCATAGTGGGTGTATTTATTTGCACACCGATACCTGAAATTACCGGGTGGGGTTCAGCATTTAACAACACAATTCTGTCAGCATAGGTATTAGCATCAGCTGAGTTCTTTAGCAAAGTTGAGATGCTCTGCGCATTACGCCCATACAAATCAATTGAGTCAGCATCAACAGTTTCAGATGATGCAGCAGGACTGCCATAGTTGATGATGGCATCATTTGTAATGTTGTCTTTAGAAGTTGTAACACTTATGCCGTCAGACAAAATAAAATTTTTGCTCAAATCAATAAAACCATTAGCTGTTAAATAATCTGCCCTGTGGTCTTGATCAGCGTAACCAACTAAACCGGTAGGTGTTTCAAATAATTGACCCATGCCAGATGTTGCAACCAGGGCTGCATATTCGTAGGCATTAGTTATGCCGGCTGTTTGTGTATACAAAGTAAACAACCCAGGTGTGTCAATTTGGCTAGAATCATAGCCACGCAAATCTGTCCAAATCTCTGTTGTGTAATCAGTCCACACTTTTGTTGTAGGTAATTCATTCCAGCTTGCAGCCAAAGCCTCGTCAAGTACTGACAGCATTCTGTCACCCTCAAGCTGCTCAGCATACCCATCAACGTTTACATTTAGGATTGCTAACTTGGCTAAAGCGCTAGTGCAAATCAAGTCAGTCACAGTTGTCACAGTTGTGCCTGAGCTTAAAACAGTTGTTTGAATATCTGTCACATCACCAGTAAAAATTGTGGTAGGTGTTCCGGCATAGTTATCAATCTTGATTTGTATGTCATCATTCAGATCAACAGTTTCAGCATCAAAATTTAGAAGTGCTACACGTGCATAACCGGCCTGTGATTGTTGATCAATAGTTTCACGTCCAAGTGAAATGCTGACACCCTCAATGACGTTAGTTTGTAAAACATTGTTAAGATAAACTTTTGCGTTATTAGCCCAAGGCATTTAAGACACTCATGACTGAGCGCCCATAATTGAGAACCCATTGAATTTGTTTGAGGTCACAGATTTTGTTGCTTTGTTCACAGCACTCACAACTGTTCTAGCTGTAGCAATTTTGTCCACAGCACCAGACACATTGACGTTCACAACTGTTCCGGTGTTCCTTGAGACTGCACCTGAGCTGCTAGCACCTGGAACATCAATTCTGACCTGTGATTGTGACTCAGCAAAATTCCTGCTTAGTTCTGCAAGTCTTTGGAATGGTCCAAGGATTGTGTTTATTAGATTTACAAGTGAAGTTAGCCCATCAAGCATTTGTTTTAGTCCTGAGCCCTCACCGGAAGCACCAAACAAAGTTTTGTTTAATTCAACAATTGTTATGCCAAGTTCTCTTAATGCAACACCTAACCCATACCCACCTGTTGCATTGTTTTCTAAATCATTAGTAAAAGACACCACACCTGTTCCCACATCATAAACTGCTTTTTCAACACCTTTGTTACCAGTCAAACCTTGCACAAATGCATCTAAAGTTGGCAACAATTTGTCAGTAACAAATGATGCAAACTTTTCAACAAACGGAAGCAACGCATAACCTAAAGTTTCTTTGGCCTCATTGATTGCAATTGATATTCTGTTAAATCTGCCTTCTAATGTGTTGGCTTCTTGCTCAGCAAATCCTTTAAATGTTTTGCCAAGTTCTTTAGTAATCAAATCCATGTCATTGCTTTTTAAGATTGTTGAATCAATACCTAAACCAAGTTTGCCAAGTGAAGCAGAATTGCCATCATAGGCCTTACCTAAGGCCGAGGTAACTACATCTAATTCCTTGCCAGTAGCACTAGAAATATCAAGCGCAAGATTTAATGCTTTTTGTGTTTCAGTAGTGTCCTTAGTCGAGCGAATCAACCTGGCATAGGCCGGTCTCAATTTGTCATCAGATATGCCAAGAGACAATGATTGTTTGGTAATATATTTTTCTACTTCACCAGTTTGTTCTTTGGTTGCACCAATAACATTTTCTAAAGTCTTAGCAAGATTTCTTTGAGCCTTTTCGTCTTCAATGGCTGCTTTAACAGAATCAACACCAATTGCTATAGCTGCTGTTCCGGCTGCTGCTGCTACAGCTGCAAAAGCCACAGCACCCTTTTTAAGTGTGTCACCAATCTTGTCACCAAAAGAACGTGTGTCATTTTCTGCTTTGTTTAAGTTGGAAGTGAATTGGCTTGTGTCAGCCAGGAGTGATAACTTGAGCGTTCTGATGTCAGCCATTTGCTACACGTCCTTTCCATTCATCAGCTATCTTACCAACACCAACAACCCATTTATCAGAAATAGTTTTCTGCATAATCTTGAGTGTTGGAAATATAAAATAACCTGAATTACCTGAACCAACTTTAGGTGATCTAGCAGGTAAATTTTTTCTGTTGTATGAACCAAACTCAACACCAAACACAAGTGTTCCTGCTCTTGTACCTGATGAAGTTACAACACTTGAACCACCAATAGCAATCTTTGGAATTCTGTCTCGTTCAACTTTGATTGATTTGGCAACAGCAACTGCTTGCCTTGATATGTCTTTGCCGTTTACGTCTTGAGCAAAAGATGCTCGGCTCACTATTGCATCTTTAATTTCGTTTGCAAGGTCTTGAGCAACCCCACGCAAATCATCACTAGCCATTTTGTCCATTACCTTAAAAGTTCTTAGTATTGCAAAAATGTCTTTGTCAGCAACCTTGATTGATATTGTTTCTTTACCGGTTGTGTTAGTTGAGGCCATTTATCTTACCTGCCACATCTAGCATGGTTGAGATTTGTTCTGCTGAAAGCGTTGAGAGTTCTGATAATGGTTGGCGCGTTAC